TAAATGTTGCCGTAGCATTTACAAATTTAACGGGAATTGAATATAAAGTATTACCGTATTCATCTGTGATATTGACCATAGAATCAAGACAAATTAATTTAAAAAGCTAATATCCCTTAGCAAGATTTTCTTCTACAAAAATCACAATCCAAGTTTTTTCAACTTCTATTTCTTTAATCTTCTAATATATAGTTAAAATATCTCCCGTATGTAGCGCCGCGGCACGGGTTGATATTAGTAAATTACTTATTATACGGCTTTCATTCCAGTTATTAGGTTGTAAAGAACATTCCTGTGAATATTCTTCCTAATTTACTGATGTAATTAATGCTTTATATTCAGTTCTTTGAGAATAAATACGGTCAAATTCTCTTTCTTTCTTTGTCTTAATTCTATCCTATCTATTCTCTCCATCTCTATTAATTCTTTTTAAATAAACCTAGTCAAAATAACTCATATCACATCAATCCTAAGTGTATCAAAAAGATTCATACATTCAAAAATTGTTTTTCTATAATACTTAAAAGAAAGATAGCGGCAAGAAGAAAGTTTAGCATACAAAGTATAATATTCAATAGTTTTACTTTCATTACTATAACCACTTAATTCTATTAATATAGTATCAAGAAATTTCTCCCACTCTCCATCTTTCTCTCTTTCTCTTAAAAGCCCATAAAGTTTTTTCTTCATTTTATCTTTATAAGCTTCTTCAATAAAATCTTTATCGCTCATATTTACCGCCTCGTCATCGACTGCCGGCAAGTCGTCCATAATTAAATGGTCTTCTATTAACAGAACGATAATAAATTCTTTCAGCATTTTTTGCTTCTAGCTCAACCTAATTTTTTAAATTAATAAACTAACGAAGTAAATTTGCCTAAGAGAAATCTTTTTCCTCATATTGAGTTTTTATATTTTCCCAAGAATCGACAGTGCGTTTAAGCCATTCATACTTCATAAAAGTAGCTAAAACCTAAATCTCTGCCTATCCCATATTATTATCTATAAAGCATTGCCTTTCTTCATCTATATCCAAGCTACATCTTGGAAATTTAAATTGAACTAGCGCCATATTTAAAAATTGTCTCCAATCAAGTAAGAACCATTCTAAATCTTCTTGGCTACAGCCGCTACTCCAATCATCTTCATTCACTCTAGCTAGAAAGGCATCATAAACATCAACTAGGGTAACCATTCTACATCACCTTAGTGTCTAATTTCTTCACTCTTTCTAATCTTTTCTGCTTCTGCTAATTTTTTCTCAGCTTTAAGCATATCATCTTTCTAAGAAATAGACTTTAATATATCTTTTCCAGTTAAATCTTTAAGCCAAGAGCATTTATCTGGGTCTATGATTTTTTTATTAATAGCATAGCTAATTAAACTATCAACTTGAACCCTAGTTAATGCAGATACTTCTTTCTTGAAAACGGTAAGTGGAGTATTCTTTAATAAATTCTCCATTTTATTTTCATCAAGTAGAACAATATTAACAGGTTCAGCTGCATCTGCAGGTTCTAGACCCAAATCTATTTTATCTTGTAAATTGTCAATATATAGTATGCCAGAAGTAAATAAATTCTGTATTGCCGGGTCCCACATTCCTTGTTCAAGATTTTCAAAAGGAATTTTCATTGTTTGTCCAAAATCTGACCAAACTCTGTTGATTCCAAATTCAGGTCTAGCAATACTTACATTAGCTCTAATCATATTTGTTACATTAACAGTTCTAATAGGTTCCATATTATTAATTCCTCCTTTTACTCACGGATTTTAACCGTCATTTAAATATAATAAAGAAGCGGTAAGTGAGCAAGCTCACTCACCGCATTGATTAGTTAGTTATTAAGAAAAGTTTGTAGGATACTGGGTAGGATATGTGCTCTAATCCTGTAATTCAGTATTAACGTAAACACACCAGTCATAGTTGGTAAGTATAGCAACGCCAACTTTCTGATAAACTTCTACTTCGATAGAACGGTCTCTATGCTGCCAGTCATCAACACGAGCAGGTCCTTCAAATACAATCTTAACTGGCTTTTCTCTACCATTCGGGAAGATATAAGCAACAGCAGGATTGGTTACAGTAACCTCGTTGGTTTCATCAGTATAAGACTGAGGAATTTCAACAATAGGATTACCACGGAAGGTCTTAATTCTACCATAAGCGGCAATTTCCTCAATATTGCGAGGATTGTAAACGGGGGTAGCATAACCAGGAGCACTACCTGCGCTAGGACTTGCAGGAAGAGCATAAGCACCGTATACAGGAGCACCAATTGCGTCAGGACCCATAGCCTCAACGAACTCGGGAGCAGCGAAAATAGTAACACCAGTACCTGCGCCATAGCTACTAGCTACACGACAAGCCTTTGCCATCATATTAGCATCAAAGCCTGCAGTTACATATCTGTTATTAGCAGGTCTATCTTCTGCATTAACAGCAGCGAGAAGAGCTTTTTGAATTTCACCATAAATTTTAAATTGAACAGCATCAAGAAGAATTTGAGTTTGTTCAGAAACATCCTCATTACCACAAACCATACGCTCATAGTCAATATAGGTTGTTCCACCGATAGCACGTCCTCCAACCTCGAAAGTATTGCTATCAAGTCTAAAGCTCTCATAAGCACCAGAAAGACCAACTTCAGTAACAAACTGACGAGCACGTCTAGCACCTTGTTTTACAACAAACTGAACTTTCTGTCCGTCACCAACAGTACGAACTTCTGCAAAAGAACCCATATAATCTTCTACACTCTTAGGCAGAATTTCAGTATAAGCTTCCTGCATAATTTCAAACAGGGTAAGCTTATTTCTTCTATATGAATCATAATCACTGCAAATGGAGTGAATATTTTCGCTAATAGTAGCTTTTATATCATTTGCAGAATACTTAGTAGGGTCAGGGTTGCGACCGAAAAAGTCACAAACTACTAAGTCCTTAATAGCTTGCTTATTAATTTCCATTACTTCTCAACCTCCCCTTAATTAAGATGCGGGCTTCTCGATAAACATTATCTTGAAGCTCAAAGTAGTATCTGCATTAGTGAAGCACTAAGTAACAATTGCATAAACGTTGCCAATAGCGTCATCAACATCTGCACCAATTACGAGTTTACCCTTAGAATCATTAGTTACAACAGCATAGATAGGCTGAGTAGGATTATTCTTAAGAGCATTTTTAACTTTAGTATACATCTGTACGCTAGGAGAAACGGGAGAAGCACCATCAACAGTGTAAACAGTATCATCCCACATTACAGTATTTGTACAAATACGCATACCAGGCTCAACAAAACCAATTCTTGGTAAGAATTCTCCAGCAATCATGCAGAAATTTCTACGACCAGGAGTGAATTGATTATAATTCATTTCAGTAGAATAATTGATACCCATTTTATAACCTAAATCGCTTAAAGCTTTTGTAGGAATAGTAGCAATCTTATTCTGCTTATCAATCATTAAAAATGCACCATTTTCTGCATAAATCTTACCACCAGTAGCTTCATCAGCAGTCATAGGAAAGTTAGCAGCGAATTTGGTGGGGTCAAGCGCGCATTGCGCTTCTATCATTCCGGCACGATTAAACCAAACCTGTGAAGGCTCAATTTGACCGAATCCTTTACAATCGAATTCTCTTAAAGGCATTATTTGTTCCCTCCTCTTTTATGATTTTCGAGTAATCTTTCTACAGGAGTAAGATTAGCTTTTTCAAACATATCAAGCTTAGGATAAATATCTCCGCCCTCTTGTTTAGAAAATACGGTAGGATTGTTATCCCATGCCGCTGTGCAGACTTCTTTCTTGAAATCAGCAACAGAATAATCGTTCATCTTCTCTTTGAAAGATTTTAACATTTCATCAGTTAAGTGTTCAGAGAAACTGGTAAGAATCTCTTGCTTCTTATCATTTTCTACATTAGCCTTAAACTCACTCAATGCTTTGTTCTCATTAGATAAGTCTTCTTTTTCCTAAGTTAATCTAACAATTTGTGCTTCAAAGTTTGTTTGTGCTTCTAATAATGAGTTTATTTCAGAGTTCTTACTCTCAGTTTCCGTATTGAACTCACTGATTTTTGTTTCAAGAGAAGTAATAGTTTCTTGTGCAGTAGAATAATTAGCTTTAATTTCTTCATAATCTGCAACTTTATTATTATTCTCTAAAGCAACTTCATAAGTTCCTGCAGCCGCCTTCATAGCTTCCAAAGCATTGTATTCTGTTTCAGAAACATCAACAATTTTAACATCAACAATGTCTCCGATAGTAACAGAATCTCCTTCTTTGGTATAATAAGCTCTCTTATAGCCGCCAGTCGCCATATCTCCAATTAATGCATAATCTTCATATACATCTAGAACTATTGCGCTCATTTCCCAATTTCCGCTTTCATTAAAATTAGGATTCAGTGCCATAGAAATTTTTTCAGCTTTCTCATTATCAGAAAGTCTAAAAAGAGTCTTTTCCACTGGTTCATCCGCCTCCTTTTCATCAATTTTCTTCATATAGTTTATAAGATACTGCAAATCTTCTTTTAAACTATAAAATGCCGCACCTTCAAAACAAGGTTCAGTTGACATTCCTAATACTTGAAGACCTAAAAGACATCCTGAATAGAAATGATAGTAGGGAAGTCCATCCTCCCAAGTTTTCCATTCTCCCTTTAAAGTACCCTAATAAATTTCCATTGACTAAGAATCACCTGGAATTAAAGTAGCTTCTGGATAAAGAGCAGTATAATAAAGAACATCTGCACAAGCATACCTCCTTATTACACCATCATCATCTAAATGGTCTTCCCAAGCAAAATTTGGATTAGCCATAACTAGTCCATAAATTTTACCATCAGAATTCTTTTCTCCATGGTCAGTAAAATCCATATCTTCTTTATTAAAAATACCTTTTACTGGCGTATAGGGCAAAGATTCTATTAATTGATTTGCAAACTCTTCTGAAATAAAAGTGCGATTTCTATTAAGACCTGTATAAAAAATTCGTACCCTTCCTTTAGAAGTAGTATCATTAATAGGTTCTAAATCAGTATAAAGAGTTACATTTAATTTATACACATCTGTATTCTTTCCATTATTTTGCGCCGCGGTATCATTTTCCGAAGTGGGTGCCGGCACAGCCTCATTTAATGAATATAGCTAAGAAATTTTCTATAAAGCAGAAGCAGCCTCATCAATAGAAGGCATCATATTAGTCAATATATCTTGTAAATTATTGTTTGAAGAGTTATTCATTACTCTGTCTCACCTCCATCATCCTATTTGGGTTCCTCTACCTTAGATTCTTCCTATTTTTCTTCTCCGTCTGAACTTGTGCCTTTGGTTTCACCCATAGGTTCTCCCTAAGCTTTTCCAGACTATGTATAAGAAGATTGTAAAGGTTTAAGTATTTCATCAAGTTCTAGTAAATCATTTTCAAGCATTTTAAGATTTGCTAGATTCGTTTGATTTAATCCAGTAGATAGGATTGGGGTTAAGAAGCTATAACCAAATGCAGCAAGCTCTTTAGCTCTTGAAGTATAATCAGCACTATTATAATAACTTAAAGGTAATATTAACATTTCAAATTTAACTTTAGGTGTCTCAAATTTATAATTAACTAAAGCAGTAAAGAAATGCGCAAATCTCTAACCTAATACCATCATCATAGCCGTATCATTATTGGTAGAATATTCTAATCCTGCTTCGGTTGTTGCAAAGAAAAATTCTTTTGATACGCCGGCAGATTCATAGATTAAATCCTAAATTTCTGCGACTTCAGTTGTCTAATCATCTGAACTACTTAAATCTAAAAGTTTTGTATCATTATAAGTAGTTAAAACATCGACATCTTTATTATGAGCCAACATATTAATTGCACCATTGTGCATTTCTTCTGCCTCTTCTGGTTCAAATACTAGATTTAATCCATCAACTTTGACTTCTTGAACAAGAATACGTTTTAATGCTTGCATTTTTCTTTCTTTATCAATTTCCTTATAATCATCAAGGTCATCTAATAAGGGAATTAAATCTAAGAAAAATGGTTTTTCTTCAAAATAACTAAAATATATTCCCATCTCTGCCGGCAAGAAAATCCATCTATTCCCAGTGCCATTAATATATTGTTTATAAGATTTAATAATAAATTTAGGATAAGTTTTTATTATTTCTTCTCTTAATTTATCATCTCTAATCGTTTTAAAGAAATCTAAATCAAATTCAACAATATCTATATCCTAACTATTTTTAAATCGACTTCTACAATAATCAAAAGGCAAGTCCTAAATTACAACTCTTGCTCCTTCATCTCTTAATAGCCCATAATATGCGCCTTTTACTAAAACGTCTTTAGCAAAACTAGCACATTTACGTTCAACCTAAAAAGTAGTTAAAAAATCTGCCGCAGAATAATATTTATCTGCAACTTTTTTATCTTTAATTGAATTTTTCCTATTTTTTAATTCAGGAACTAAAATCCAAGAATAAGTCAAAAATGTGGCATAATGAAT